CGCTCATCTGGTGTAGAGCGTTGGTACGTAAGTGTATCCAGCCTCACTTCGCGTGAGACTTCTTAAGAACTCATCTCCAAACCCTTTAAGCTCAACGATAAAAGCTTTGTAACCATGCCGTTCGATGTATTCAGTCGAAAGACGAATCCAGCGGCGTACATAGCCATTTCGGCTTCTAGTTGAAATGCGTTGAAACAGAGGGTAGCTATAGTAGTGGGAAAACAAAAACCGTAAAGATAAACGGCAATACCCACTCTCAGATGGAAGCACGTCCGGTATATTGGCCTTACAAGCCACACCAGACGCAAACTCTATCGGATCTATAGATACCCCGTTGCCCATAGCTCTAGAAATTCATCGGGTTTGAACCCGATACGAGAGCATATGCGCGATCCCATGTGGGCGCGCCAGCGGCAACGGGCTTTAAAAAGAAACCCAAACCTTCGTGAACGCATTGGTATGCGTTAGTCGGCACGATCAGATCCCCATTTGCGGGGTCTTGGTCAACCTGAATAACGTGACCACCGTGGTAAATGTCAAGCAGCACTGGACCAACATCTAAGGTCAAGGTGCTTGAATGCCACGTATACTGATAAAAAATGTGCGAAATTTTCGCGACGGCGGGTTGATCCGATGAAGAGGCTACAGACGATTTCTTATTCTTTTGCACTTTGATCCGGCGAAAGCCGACAATAGTACGATGAATAACGTCCACGCCAGTCATGTTTGAGCGAGCATAAAACTCCCACTCAGGACCAGCTTTCTGCTGAGGTAAACCCAGGTAATCGGTGATTGTACCACCCAAGACGCTTTTCAGCTTATCGTGCGTAATGGCCTCATAGGCCCCGCTTGGTATGCTTAGAGCATTTGCTTGGATAATGGTCGCACCCCAACTAGTGGGTAATGCATCAACAACATATGTAGTAGCCATGTTCGGTAACTCTTTCTCGGGCGGTTATCGCTCCGAATCGTCAGACGTATTGTCTTGGGCACAACAAGTTAAGGTGCCTTAACCCCACAGTAAAGATACTGCGAGAGGTAAAGCGATAGGCGGTAACGCTGGTAGATTCAACCAAGAATCGTCCGGCGGGTCGAATAGCTGACTTACGCCAGCCGAGCGAAGAAAGACGTCGAAACATCTGCCATCACTGAAATACATTTCACACCGAACCGAATGACCAATTCGATAGGGCATTGTGAAGGATGTAGCATAGGTCTGCAGATCATCGATATAAGTACCGACACCTGTAAACCAGTCTACGATGAAAGTCATGCGCCCCGCGTTGTAAATGCCGGAAGGTGTAGGGATGACGCCAGCTGCCAAAGCTGGTGAAGTCTCCCATAAGGCTGTGGCGAACCCGATATAACTGGGGTAAGTCCAGGCCTGGGACCTAAAGCGCACATCTAGATAAAGGCAGTCACTTGGCTGATACCCATAATAGGTACCTATATAACGGAATAAAACATCCCGTAGTGACTGTGGCACAGACGATAGATTGTCAGTCTGATATCGAATCTCACCTTCGCCTGTCATGGGCGAGACTAATGGTGTGACAAGATTTCGAATGGCGTCTATAGTCGGCTTGATCCCAAAGCTCCAAGCCAATGTGGCATCAGATAACAGCGTGGCGAAAGCCGATATACGCGCGCCCACATTTTGTATTTTGTTCGAAAAGATTATGGATATCTTCTTTTCAGAAGACATAGCCAATACTTTAAGATCGGATACAAAAGAGGTGGACTCGACGAGATTCTCGAAATTTCGATCGTAGTCAATCATGATGTAGCGCATAGCGCGGCCTTGGGTATGGTATAATGCTGGTGAAAACTGGTTAATGTCGAAGGACATACAGTGTTCAAGACGACGAGTTTCCTTCTCACGAAGTGAGGAGGGCCCGAAGGATGACACATAATATCCTTTATCTGCAATGCTAAATGGCACCGGCTCGACTTGAGGCGGATTAGCTGCATAGGCATTTAAACCTTCCAGCACGATCTCTGTCCTTTCGGACGAAAGATCACCAGCTGATATACGCCGAATTTTAACGCGTATATTAGACAGCTGGGAAAGGCTGACGCCGGACGGGTAGCCCTTATGGAACGGGGCGTTAATCGTATAGGATATTAAATCCTTCTCGATAACGAGATCCGTAAGAACATGTATGGCATAGCGTCCCAGGGTGTTATTCCGTCTGAATTGCTGTCCGACGAA